ACGAGAAGTAACTAATTGATGGTAGTTTCTAAATTATCATAATATTCCATTAGATGTGGCTAAGTTTGACAATTCTATTTCAGTAGACTTATAAGTGGCAGTGATAGTTAGCTTAGCTTAACATTGGCCATAATTTAGCGATTAGATTTTATCAATTGCAAGTAGACTTTAGAATCAATCTTATTTACATTATAATGGAGCAGACGCATCACAATCCTTTGACTGATAAATATAGTTCGGATTGATGTCTGGTATAAAGATGACATCTATTTTTGGCTCAATAATAAATTACTCTATTTTATGAGTAGTTTTGAAAGAATGTGGATTAAGTCCAAGCTACGTTTCTGTATTGGGTGATGATTTAGATCTCAGTTTTTCATAGGCTTAGGACGTTAGAGCGATTTTTGCTAAGTATAAGGAGATGAATTTTCCTATTTCTGAGACAAAAAGTTTTCATTCCTTTGGCCCCGATGGATAATCAGAATTTTTGAGAATATAGAACTGGAAGTTTGAATAAGCAACTAATAGCGCGTCTTATTGATAAGCTTACTGTTTAAGGAATATAACGAGCAACTTTGTATCAAAACCATGGGCATCCTTCAATAAAGTAGATGATCCTTTTGATCCATTTGAGCCCTTTACATATGAAGCCATCTGGACCAATGCGTGCCGTATATTTCGGAGGTCAACTTAATTGTATTAGCCAATACTTTTAGTGTCGTTGATTTTCATCTGAGACATGCTATGATTCAAAACTGGTCAAAAACTCACATATAGTTAATTATTCTAAATTATATGAACTAAGCAACCAAATATTTTGTATTCTTGTGAGCCAGAATTTTCAGGTATGATGATTGGCTAGAAGATGCATTTAATGATGGTTTATAAAGATTGACCTGTAGCCGGAGACAAATTTTTGAAACGGTTAGAAAGCCATTCTAATACATTAAGTTTCAAATTCGCTCACAATGCTTATATTAAATCATAGCTTGGTTGAGTTAGCGAAGTAGTTGTAGACTTTCTGTCTAGCCAGTATTTATAAGCAAAGAAATAAGAAACTAATTTTGTAATAACTAAATTACAGTCAGTTAGCTTGTATCCTGAAGATAAGTCTTATATAAGATCAACTTATGGATATGCGAAATATGCTAGCTTATATGATTTTTCTTCTATGATGTTAGAAGATTATGAATCATTATTTGATGCCATTGCGTTACATGATGTCAAATAACTAGCGATTGATCAGCATGTGAAAGCCGTTGACCTAGTGGACTGGTATGAGACAAACTTTTAAGTGAAATTGAAGAAAGGACATCGCCTGGGCTTATTATTATAACATTAAGCCACTGATAGTGTAATATATGAATGGTTTTTCGATGGGCTTAAACCCTGATG